TATTACAATAACACACACTGCTGGCGGAGCAATTACAATGACTCCAATTGGTGGCGTTTATAACGTACCAGCAACAGCAGGGTTTACAGCAAGCGTAACAAACGTTAATGTGGTTGGATCTGGTCTAACAGCAGTTGCAACCATAAGCGGTTTTGCACCATTGACTTACACTTATAGTGATACTCAGCCAGTTGCAGATCCTGCTAATGGCACATTGTGGTACTATAGCGATCCTACAGTTATTGACGTCATGATCAATACCGGTACAGCATGGGTTGGTTATCAAACTGGCCTAACTGATGCTCGTGGATACAACTTGTCTTATGGTACACTAGATCCATCAGGCGTCATTGCAGCAGCAGTTGCCCCAACTACTCACACTGACAATACTGCATTGGCAAGAGGTGATTTGTGGTTAAACACAAGCGATCTTGAACATTGGCCTAATCTAAGCCGTTGGAACGGTAGCACATGGGTTGCAATTGACAACACAGACCAAATCACAACAAACGGTATCTTGTTTGCTGATGCACGTTGGGACATTACTGGTACAACTGATCCAGCAAGCGGTACAGAAGTTACCCCAATTGCAATGGCACAGAGCAGTTATCTAGATCTAGATGCTCCTAACCCATTGTTATATCCACGTGGCATGTTGCTATGTAACACACGCCGCAGCGGTTACAACGTTAAGAAATTTATCACTGGATACTTTAACACCAGCGCTGATAATGTGGCTGCTTACAATAGCGGTACAACTTATACACAAGGTGCAAAAGTACTAGGTGGATCAACAATCTATGTTTCTGTGTACAACGGCAACAACACTGGTAATTCAGTAACCAACACCACTTACTGGGCACCACTACAAACTGGTACTTGGGTAACAACAAGCGGATTGAAAGATGATGGTAGCCCATATAGCGGACACCAAGCACAACGTCAAATTGTTATTGCAGCAATGAAGGCAGCGCTTGATGCCAACACCGAGATCCGTGAAGATCAATTCAAGTTCAGCTTGATTTGTGCTCCTGGTTATCCAGAACTGATCTCAGACATGGTGAGTTTAAACAACGACCGTGCCAACACAGCATTTGTGATTGGTGACACACCGTTGGATCTAAGCACCAACCCAGTTAACTTGATCAATTGGAGTAATGACACCAACGGTACAGGCCTAGCAACAAGCGATCCTTACTTGGCAGTTTACTATCCAGGCGGATTAAGCACAGACTTGAGCGGCAACGAGATCATGGTACCTGCAAGTCATATGGCATTGCGTACATACTTGTACAACGACAATGTGGCTTTCCCTTGGTTTGCTCCTGCTGGCACACGTCGTGGCCTAGTAAGCAATGCTACAGACTTGGGCTATTTGAACCGCACCACAGGCGAGTTCATGCGTACTGGTGTTAATCAAGCCCTACGTGATACACTGTATCAAAACAAGATCAACCCAATCACAATCATTCCTGGTATTGGTTTAGTTGTATGGGGTCAGAAAACACGTGATCCAAATACAGAGAGCTTGGACCGCGTTAACGTTGCACGTTTGGTCAACTACATTCGTACAATTTTTGCAAGTGCAGGCAATGCGTTCTTGTTTGAACCAAATGACAAGATCACACGTGATCAGTTTGCAGCAACATTGAACCGTGCGTTGAACGATTTGATTGCTAAACGTGGTATCTATGACTACTTGGTGGTTTGCGACACTACAAATAACACACCAGATCGTATTGCAAACAATCAATTGTATGCAGATGTTGCGATTGAACCTACTAAAGATGTTGAATTTATCTACATTCCAATCCGCTTGTTTAACCCAGGCGATATCGCCAAATTGGGCGGCAAGTAATTTAGGTAAATAAACATAACAGGAGAATAATAAATGGCAGTAGCATCCCTAACAAACTTTACAGTACCCCTAGCAGGTGGCGCATCAGCAACCAGCCAGGGCCTGTTGATGCCAAAACTAAAGTATCGCTTTCGTCTAAGTTTTGTAAACTTTGGTGTAAGTACCAACAATGTAATTGAATTGACCAAACAGGTCATGGACGCAAAGAAACCCAGCGTCAAGTTTGAACCAGTCACAGTTGATATTTACAACAGCAAGATCTATTTTGCTGGTAAGCCAAGCTGGGAAGAAACTACAGTTAATTTGCGCGATGATTCCAATGGTGCAGTCAGCAAATTGGTTGGTGAACAAATCCAGAAACAATTTGACTTCCAAGAACAAGCCAGTGCAGCAAGCGGTATTGATTACAAGTTCCAACTTCAAATTGATATCTTGGACGGCGGCAACGGTGCAGCAACTCCCAATGTATTGGAATCATGGCAATTGTATGGTTGCTTCTTGACCTCAGTTGACTACGGTGAATTGAACTATGCCACAAACGATGCTCAAATGATTGCATTGAGTATCCGTTATGACAACGCAGAACAACTACCAGCTGGTGGCCAAACTGCTGGTGTTGGCTTTGGTGCAACAATCAGTCAAACTATTGGCGCTATCACTGGTTAATATTACACAAAACAAAAGACCCGCTTCGGCGGGTTTTTTATTGGATAAATATTAGTATGAGCATACTTAATGACGTCTTACACGGTATAGGAACTGGACCCAGTGTTCGTGATTTCCAACACGCCAGCAAAATCTTTGTCAGCAATGCCTATGAGCTAAGTCCCAAGTATGCGTTCTTGTTCCATGTGGCATTTGATATTGACAGCAATCTTACTCGTTTGCCTAATATTGAAAAACTACAATTGGGCATGTTGGTCAAAAGCGCCAGCTTGCCCAAGTTCACAGTTGATACCAAAATATTAAATGCTTATAATCGTGTCAACATTGTACAAAACAAAATCAAATACGATCCAGTCACCATTACATTCCATGACGACAGCGCTGATGTGGTACGTGACTTCTGGTATGACTACATGAGTCATTACTATAGAGACAGTGATTATGCACCCACTCTCTACACACAGCCCACAAAGTACAATCTGCAACAAACCGAACATTGGGGTTACCAACCTGCAAAATACAGCAGCAACGGTACAGTGGAGCGCATATTGAACAGTATCAAATTGTATAGCCTTCATCAGAAGCGTTTTACAGAGTATGTGTTAGTAAATCCCACAATCACCAGTTTTGGTCACGGGCAGCACCAACAGGGACAAAACGAGTTCCTTGAAAACACAATGACAGTGTCTTTTGAAACTGTGCTATACAACTATGGCAGTATAAAAATTGGTGGCGAACCTGATGGATTTGCTACATTGGATTATGACAAAGTTCCAAGTCCATTGACTTCTGCAGGTGGCGGCACAACAAGTCTATTGGGCCAAGGCGGATTACTGGATGCAGCGCAGGGCATTGGTCAAAGTCTAGCACCCAACGCAGATGGTACACTAAACCCACTGGGCGTACTGCAATCTGGCATAACAGGACTACGTGCATTCAACAACCTCAAAGGACAAAGTCTTCTGGGACTTGCTGGGTCCGAACTTAAGAATATTGGCCAAGGCATACTCAGTGGCGATACCAATACACTGAACAGACTCAGCTTGCCCAAACCAGGTGCCGCTAGCGGAACCAACAGCGTGATCCAATCAGCAGAATAACATGCCTACATTCAATATCATTTACACTAACCAAGGTCCTAGAACTCCAAGCGGTGCAACTCCAAACCAAACAGTTGCTGGACTGACCAACATTGGAGTCTACTATCAGCAAGTTACTCCAGCAGCACAAGCAGCACCGGCCAACAACAGGTACGCAGCAGCAGTGATGCAGAGCAACGGCGAAAGTATTGGCAATGCACGAGTACCCAGTAATCCATTGCCGCCGGGGATAACGTCATGAGCAATGCAAACAATATTACAGCAGTTGATCTAAGTGTCAACAAAAAAACTCCAGCCACACAGTATTTTAACAATTACTTCACAAAGCCAACCACAGTATCAAGCAATCAAAACGATGCAGTTACCGCTTATTTTGAAACAGTGACTGGTGGCAACAAACAAAGTGCAGCAGTACTGGCCAGTACTGTTGTTTACACTGCATTGGCACAGGGACTGGATCCCATGAGCATAGTACAACAGTTTCAAGCACTCAAACCTGGGGAACTAAACTTGTATCTAGCCATGTTCTTGAATTTGAATCGTGTGGGCACAAGTTTAGTGGGCGTTAACAATAGTCCTGTACAGAACAAATACATAACTCGAGCCATTCTAGCGTAAACCAACCTTTATCGCACATTGGTATAAATAAGTATATTATGTTTAAAGAAAACAAATATACTAATTGGTATTTTAATATTATAAACTCCGCTCTTTCTAGAAATCCAACCGGGTACATTGAACGTCATCACATAATTCCTAAGTCGTTTGGTGGTGCTGATACAAAAGAGAATATAGTGAAACTAACTGCTCGAGAGCATTTTATATGCCACAGATTGTTAACTAAAATGGTAGATGGTGTTCAAAAAAGAAAAATGTTGCAGGCGGTATGGTGTTTTACTAGAACTAGCGGCAATCAAAAAAGATATGTTGTTAATAGTAGAAGTTATGAAACAATTAGATCAGAATTAGCAAAAACTTTGTCATTAGAACGAAAGGGTATAATGAATAAGGGGAGAAAAATTAGCGATGAGCAAAAAAGAATCTTAGCTTCTTATTCTGGTAGAAAACATTCAGAAGAAACCAAAGCAAAGATGAAAGAGTCTTGGAAAAAAAGACCGCCCAGGACACAAGAACACCGGGATGCAATAGCTAAAGCAGGTCTGGGTAGGAAAGCATCTGAAGAAACCAAATTAAAAATGTCCGCAACTAGAAAAGGCAAAAATCCAATACAAACTCAGATTCTCTTTAAATGTGAGCATTGTGGGAAGGAAGGAACCGGAGCATCTAATTATAAAAGATGGCACGGACAAAATTGTAAGGCAATAAAATGAGCAAATATGCAAATGGTATATACCAATTATTAAATCCACAAAAGTATGTTGGTAAAAAAGCACCGCACTATCGTAGCTCTTGGGAGAATGTAGTAATGAGGATGTGCGATAATAATCCGTCAATACTCCAATGGGCTAATGAAGCTATACATATAAACTACCGTAATCCTTTTACTAATAAAAATACAATATATGTTCCTGATTTTTTTGTGGTATATGTTGATGCCAACAATAAACAACATGCCGAATTATGGGAAATAAAGCCTACTAAAGAAACTACACTAGAGGCAGCAGGCAATAGTAAAAAAGCACAGGCTGCTGCAATACTTAATATGTGTAAGTGGCAAGCCGCCCAGGCTTACTGTAAAGCAAATAATCTTGGATGGCGTATAATTACGGAAAAAGATATGTTTCATGGTGGTAAGCCACCTAAAATAAATAAGTAATGACAAAACAACTAGAGCAATTATTGAATCTTCCGGCATCAAACTCCGACGATCCAACTCCACAAGAAGCACTTGACTTTATTAAAGACAACCAGGACCTCATCACAGAGGTAGACAGTGCCATTACCAAAATTGATGCTGCTTTGCCACTAGTACGAGACCTAGAAGCAGGTGATGCCGAACTGGATGAACTGGCACAGTTGGCCAAAGAAAAAGCCGAAGACCTGATGGATCTTGGACTCAACATTGACCCACGCTTTGCTGGCGTTATCATGCAGACAGCGGGCACTATGTTGGGACATGCCATTACAGCCAAGACTGCCAAAATGGACAAGAAGCTACGCATGATCAGCTTGCAGTTACAAAAGGCCAGACTGGATCATCAGATAGCCAAAGACGCCAAGTCAGGAGCAGCAGATCTTGAAGAGCCAGTGGACGGGCAAGGCATGGTATTGGATCGCAACGAACTGCTAAAACAGATTCTCGCAGGCCAAAAGAAGTAAACTTTTATAAATATAGTAATAGGACACTAACCATATGGCTGTACAACAAACATTTCAGAATTACTTCTACAACGCTAAGAAGTTGTATGAATTCCGCATCAAACTGGCAAATTGCGACTGCAACAAAGACCTGCAAGAAGCAATCAAGAACGCACTAGACGCTTATGAAGTAGAAACAATGTCTGCTCCCAAGCGTTTGCCCATCCAAGAACACAGAGACTTTGGCAAATTGGGTCCTTGCGAATGCCATCATATCGATGTTGCTGTCAACTACCCAACCATTGCTGAACAAGTTCGTCAATTGGTTATCAACCGTGCCGGTGTACCCAGCGAAAAAGTTTGCGTATACACCTTGAACCAAGCGGAACAAGAAGAACTAGTAGAAGCAGGAATCATCGCACAAGGTGCCAACGGTCCTGTTATTGAAAATCCAGAACTAGCGGACGTCAAAGGCGCACAGGCAATCGCTGGCCAACAACGTGTCGACAGTCTGCTAAAAGAGTTAAGCAAAGAGCCAATGAGCCGGGCTTATGAGATCGCTGGTACTGATACCAAGATTGGTACAGACAAGCAATCTAGCTATGGCAAAACAACAAATGATTTGCCCGTGGGTACTACTGCCCCTGTAGGTACAAAACAAAACATAGTCTACCGTAAGCCAAAAGGAAACTGATACAATGAGCGACCATAACAACATTTACAACATCATGTCTAAGCTGGATGCACTAAAGCCAGCACCAGAGACACCAAAGCAGGCAGCAGAACGCATCTACGAAAGCGTTGAGGCCAAAGGCAGTATCCTTGAAGGCGTTAAAGGTGTTGAGCAAAACCTAAGTGAAAAATACCAGGGCTTCAAGAAGACTGTGGCTGCTATCAAGAAAAGCGGCACCGCAGACAATCCTGAAGCAGTTGTAGCAGCGATTGGTCGTAAGAAGTATGGCAAAGCAGCGTTCCAAAAAGCCGCAGCCGCTGGCAAGAAGATGGGCGAGTCCGAGCAAGGTGTGGCGGAAGGCATGGATGATACTGTTTATCCCAACGCACAAGTAATCAAGTCCAAGAATGGCAAACCTGTTGGTGAAATCTACCAAGACGGTAACAGTTGGGGTTGCT